GAAGATTTTGAAGCAAATGTAATAAAGGTAACTGATGGAGATACTGTTAGAGTAACAACTGAATTTAGAGATTTTGATTTCCCTGTAAGAATGTTAGATATAGATGCTCCTGAAATAAAAACAGAAGATGGAGATAGAGCAAAAAATTGGTTAGAAGAAAGAATTTTAAATGAAGATGTAACAATAAGAATGAAAAGAAAACAAAGAGTTGGAAAATTTGGGAGATTATTAGGAAGAATAATACATGGTGGAATTGATTTAAATGAAATGAGCATAAGTATGGGCCATGCAACCAAATTTGATAACAGGAATGAGGGAAAAATATTAGAAGTTAAAGAAGTATTAGGGAGAAAATAATGGCATTAGATTTTAGTGGGGTTATAGATTCAGAACGAGATAGGTTTGAAGTAGTAGGACCACAATTTGAATCAGAAGCAACATCAGCCAAAGTAATTGGTCATTCATTTTCGGGTGGAACTTCGGGAACAATTTATACAGTGCCCGCAGGTAAAACTTTATTTATTACAAAAATGATTGCAAACAATAAATCAACGGGTGGAACGGGAGAAAATTGGGGTATTAGTGTTGGAGGACAGCAAATATGGTCTGAATTTTTAGCAAGACAAACAATAAGACAATTAGATTTCCCCTCGCCTATTCCCGTTTTAGCAGGTGAAACAGTAACTGCAAGTGCAGGTGATTTATCAAATACAATGTCAATAATAGGGTGGGAACAATAAAATGCCATTAACAGATATAGGAAGCACAGAAATAAGTGATTTAACGAACACTATGACAGATTTTTCTGTTGATAGCGAAAGCACTGATGGACCTGCGGACCAAAAAGAAACAACATATACAAATGAATTATTCACACAATATTTTGGATACTACAAAAAAATCCCTGAGTTAAGAAGCTCAATAGATGCAAAAGCAACATGGACAGTAGGAAAGGGATATAAAGCAGATGAAGTAACAACGATGCAATTAGATAATATAAGAGGTTGGGGAAAAGATACTTTTAACACAATTTTAGAAAATGCAATAAGAACTTATCATATTGGGGGAGATGCCTTTTTAGAAATAATAAGAGATGAAGATGGAAACCTAATAAATTTGAAACCATTAGACCCATACAGTATAATGATAGTTTCAGATAGGAAAGGGATTATAAAGAGATATGAGCAAATTTCAAAAGTAAAGGGAACAAATAGTAAGAAGTTTAAACCTGAAGAGATATTTCATCTAGCAAGGAATAGAGTGGCAGATGAAATTCATGGAGTTAGCATGATTGAAAGTTTAACAAAGATAATTCTAATGAGAAATGAAGCTATGGACGATTGGCAAAGAGTAATGCATAGGAATATTGACCCTGTGTGGATATTCCATTTAGATACTGATGACACATCAAAGATAGATGGATTTAAGGCCAAGATGGATAGTGCAAGAGGGAAAGGAGAGAATATGTATATTCCTAAAGATGCAGTAGTCCCTGAACAAATGGGAACAGCATCTAATTCAACACTAAATCCATTAGCATGGATAGAAGCATTAAACAATTATTTCTATGAAGCGGCAGGAGTGCCTAAAATAATAATGGGTAATGCTCAAGAATTTACAGAAGCAAGTGCAAAGATAAGTTATCTAGCATTTCAGCAGACAATAGAAGAAGAGCAATTATTTATTGAAGAATCTATTTTACATCAGTTGGGATATGTAATAAGTTTAACATTCCCTGCAAGTTTAGAGAATGAATTATTAAGTGATAAAGCAAAAGATGGAGAAATGACAGCAGCACAACCAAATGACACAACTGCACAACCAATGGGAGAACCGCCAAGATGAAAGTTTATGCAAGAGATGTAATTGCAGTAGTTGTATTAATATTATTATTTCATACAAAAATTAGAGGATATAATGGAACAGTTGATGCTATGATTGCATTAGTAATAGGATATTATTTCTCTAAAAGGGTTTATGAAGAAAAAAACGGGAGTAAGAGATAATGCCATTTCATAAAAAGTTATTTACAGGTATAAAGAATATATATAAAAAGGTAGATAGAGCCGTAGGTGGATATTTACCCGGCGGGCAAACACCTCAACAATCAAGACAAGAAAGAAGCAGCCAAAGTAGTAGTAGCAATATTCGCTCAGGTGGAAGTAGCACAACAAGTAGCAGAAGTAGCTCAAGTAGGGATAGGGACAGAAGAGATAGAGAGAGAGAAAGAGAAAGGGAAAGGGAAAGGGAAAGAGAAGTAATCGCAAATAGACAACCTGTAAGAAGTGAAAGAGAACTAACAGTTGGGCCATCAGTAACAAGAACAGCAACACCTGAAGAAATGGCCGAACATGAAAGATTAATAGAAATATATAACAGAACGGGAAATGCATCGCCTGATTTTCCAAATGCTCCAACATTAGATGAAGTAAGAGCAGAATATAATGCAGATGAAAGGGGAGAGGGAATTTTTGGGGGTGATACAATAGCCCAACAAATAGCAAGAGTAAGAAGTGGAGATAGTTTTTTAGGAGATAGCCCATTAAAACTTTTAGGCGACCCTAAAACAACAGTAGGATTAGTAACTTTATTGGGGGGATTAAAACTAGGAGCAGGATTAATAGCAAGAGGAGCAGCAGGAGCAGCAGGAACTACAACATTAGTTGCAGGGAAATTTGCAAGTAATCCTAAAACAGCAGTATTAACAAAAGGTTTTCTAGTAAAACTAGGATTCTCACTAGCAGCAGCTGCATTTGTTAAAGATATGATTGGCACATATCCGTTCGCAGGATTCATAAAAGAAGAAGCATTACAAACATCAAGTTTTGGATATAAAGCAGCACTAGAATCGGGAGATTTTGAGGGGGCACAAAGAGCATTAGATAAAAGAAAAGAACTATTAAACCCTAATACATGGAGACAATTAATAGGTTGGATTCCTTATGCAAATGTTCAAGCAAGTTTAAACGATTATTTTGAAGCAGACATAGAAACACTAGCAAATCAGCAAGAAGCATTAAACAGGGCAAGAGCAGGAGAAGCTAATTTATTTGAGATACAAAATCTTCAAAGAAAAGAAAGAGAAGCAGAAGCAAGAGATGAAGCAAGAACAGGTGGAATAGGTGGAACAGCAAGAACAGGTGGAACAGCAGGAAGCGATTTCTTAGAAAGCCAACAAAGAGGATTTCAAGCACAAAGAGAATTTGATGAAGAAAGAAGAGCAACAGAACTACAACAAAGATTAGAAGATAGTGAATTTTATAAAAATATAACAAAAGGAAAAACAACAAGTGAAAAATCAACACTAACTTTTGGACTATTAAAAACAATAGAAAAGATTTTTAGAGAAATGCAAGAGGGTAATGTAAGGGGGTAAAACTATGGAATTAAATTTAAACGAAAAAGTAGAAGACGAAGAACCTAAAGAAACTGAGGAAAGCAAAATAGAATCTATTGAAAATGAATCAACAAGAGATACATTAACAGCAATAGATAGAGCAAATGCAGCCGCCGAAAGATTAGAAGCAGCAAACAAAAAGAGAGAAGAATTATTAAACAGGCAAGAAGAAATGTTGGTGAAAGCAACATTTGGGGGAAAAGCTGAGGGTGGATTAAAATCAGCAGAAAGAACTGATGAACAATTTGCAACAGATTTTTTAGAGGGTAGAGAACCAAATCTATTTATTCAATAATGGAATTAGTAATAAAGAATTGCGATTTTTGCAAGGAAGAAAGAAAATTCATAAAAGGAACTCCAAGAGATGAAAGAAATACATGTGGAGATTGTTGGGATTGGGAGAAAGAACCAAGTTTTATTCAGTTGAATAAAGAAGATTACGAAAAGTTAATTGAATTATTATCAAAAAAAACATAGAAACATTTAAATATATGGATTACTCTCTTTTAGAATGGCAAATGAAGCAGTTATAATAGAATTAATGGGACAACCTAAAGGTGTGCCTGTAAGATTTACCGTAGCAGATGGAGCAGGTATTGAGAAAGGAACATTATGTAAAGTTACAGACCCAAGAACAGCAGCTGCAACAAGTGCAGACAATGATGCATTTTGTGGAATTGCAAGCACAGAAAAAGTTGCAAGTGATGGCTCAACAAGTTTAGGATTATGGACATGTGGAATATTTGATATTAAAGCAAGTGCAGCAGTAACAGTAGGTGAAAAGGTAAGTGTTTCAGGAGCAAACACAGTTACAAAAGTTGCATCAGCAGACTTATTATTTGCAGATGTTGGAATAGCACTAGAATCAGCATCAACAAATGAAGTAATAGCAGTAGCATGCGGGATATATAGCTAATGGCAGATACAGTAGGAATGGCTGATATCAGAGGACTTAATGTTAGTAAAGTCGTTACAGGATTCGCATTAAGAGAATATGTTTTTAAACAATTATGTATAGTCCAATCTGTTAGCTCATGGCAAGATAGATACTATCAAGAAACAGCATCAGATTTAACAGGCGGACTAGGTAGTGCAGTCGAGGGAGTGCCAAGACTAGCAAACTTTCCTCATGGTGAAGTAAGTTGGACACAAGTTAATTCTTATATGAAGAA